TTATTGCACGTTTGCGTTTTTCTTCGGTCGAAGTTGGGCCCCGAACGACGTCGCGGCATCTTTCTGCTTGTCCGTCGTCACATGGGCATAGATGTCGAGCGTCGTCCCAATCGAGGCGTGACCGAGACGGTCCTGCACGACCTTCACGTTGACCTCGTCGTTGATGAGGATGGTCGCGTGCAGGTGGCGCAGGTCATGGATGCGGATTGGCACCACGTCGGCCCGTTTGCAGAGACGGCGGTACTCGTCGTGAAACTTGCCGTTGCAGATGTAGCGCCCGAACTTGGTCGTGCAGACGAGGTCGTCCTCGGGACGCTCGCCAATCTTGAGCAACATCTCTGTTTGTTCGACGCGCCAGCGCTTCAAGTCCTGCAACGTCCCTTCGTCGAGGTAGATGTCGCGGTCACGGCCCGTCTTCGTCGGTGTAAAACGGAACAACTTGTCCGTTCGGAGTTCTTCCTGCTGTTTGGCACTCAGTTGCGTCGCCGACTTGTTGATTCGGATATAACCTTCCTCGAAGTTGACGCAATCCCATGTCAATCCCTTGATCTCATTCTTCCGCGCGCCGGATGCGACGAGCAGCACGAAGGCGACCCAGTACGGCGACCGTTCGCGGGCCACGTCTAAAAACTGATGCAGCTTGTCGAGGTTCCACAGGTGACGGCGTTCCTTGACGCGCTTCCGTGACTCGACGTGACTCACCGCCTCATTCTTCGTATAGCCGACCTTATGGGCGTATTTATAAGCCGAGCGAAGCAGGCGAGCCCGTTGATTGAGCGACGTCCCTTTGAGCGACCGCTCCGCCTCGACCGCTTTCAAATAAGTCTCGACATCCCGTGTCGTCAATCGGTTGACGTCGTATGTACCGAGGTGCGAGGTGATGCAGTCGGCGAGGGCGCCGTAGTTTCGTTTCGTGTTGATCGCGAAGTTGTCCGCGTGGACGAAGAGATATTCATCGAGTAACGCCTGGACCGTCATCTTGCCACGATCCATCGACGTCACGGCAATCTCCCCGTTCGCGTACGCTTGCTCGAAGGCGCTCGCCTTGGCCCGGAGCTCCTGCTTCGTGTCGGCGCTTAAGTATTTCTGCACCCGCTTGCCACGGGCGTCGGTGCCGAGCGAGAGGCGGACATCCCACTTGCCTTTATCATTCTTTTTCATGTTCATGTCGAATCCTCCTTGCTACTGCCATCATAGCAAACCCGCACCCGGGACGGTACAACAAAAAAAGACCCGCATGGGGTCTTAGTTAAACAATGATTTATTTTCCGGAGCACTTTCCGAAGGAACGGCATCGACCTGCTTCTTATCAAGGTCGAAGGTGAGCGTTTCATAACTTTGCTTGCTTTTCCCATCCTCATCGATAAGAACATACGTCCCAATCGGCATCGCACCGGCGAAGCTGACGCCATACCCATCACCAAGGTCGATAAGGACCCAGTTCTGACCCTCATACTTCGGCAACTCTTTTTCCACAAAAGCGAGAAGGTTCTCTTCAGTAACGAGTTTGCGGCTAGATTTAACATGGACGTATGTGCCGATCTGTTCGTTACCTGCGCCGTTCATAACCTTCCGCTCTTCGGAATCTTTCACGAGCGTGACTTCCTTAGCCACTTCCTGTTTTGCATCGGCAATTGGTGCCGGTTGTTCTTCCTCGCCGAACATCAATGATCCTGCGACCAGTACGACAAGGACAATCCCGAACCGCATCTTCTTACTCAACCCGCTCCACCAATCTTTCATCTTTTTTCTTCCTCCTTGGTCATTCTTCACGTCGATTATACCATCTAATCTACTTATACCCATATTTGTTAAATAAAGTTTCAGTTCGACAATGAAATTATGTCTAATTCCCAAACTGTCGAACAATATTTTACAAGGTTCGTCAAAAATATGCTTGAATAATGGAGTGCCATCTCTCATACTAAAGGCACAACGTACGAACAACCGTTCGTGAAATCTAGGACGAAAGAAGGAATTTTAGATGGTAGAAGTCTCAGCCCATTCATCAAAGCTAGACAACGTAGCTGAATTAAATCAGATCAACCGAGAGCTTCTTTTCTTTGATGAAACGACAAGTCAAGTCGCTGTATTACAGTTCACGCTTGAAGATGTGTTCGACCGTAAGCGCTGGAGCGAGCACAAACTGCCAGCTATATTTTTTCCTCAAAAAAAGAGAGCGTAATCGCCCTCTTACTTGCGTTCCCGGTGACGGGCAATCTGAAATTCAATAAATGACCGAATCTCACGAAGTTGATCGCTCGTGAGATTTTTTATGTCGTCATCCGATAAATTTAGGGTACGAAGTATCTTAATCTCCATATCACTAAAGCGCATGGCCGCCTCGAACTTCGTTTCCTCCGGATCGTCAGATTCCCCAAGTAAATAACTCGTGGTCGTTTTTAATATATTCGCTAGTTTTGGAATCATGTCCGCTTCAATCTTACGCACGTCGTTCTCGTAATTCGAATACGCGTTCGGCGAGACTTGTAATTGACTCGCGACATGTTTCTGTGTGATGCCTAATGCTGTGCGACGCTTCCGCGCCCGTTCTCCAATGCTGCTCATTTTTAATACGCTCCCTCTAATTACTTTATAAGACTCCGTAGACGCGGTGTCAATCATGATCCATCCTCCTCAAGTATACCGAATGAAATGCAAAAGTATCAAAATCATTAAAATAAATCTCGAATTGTGGTTGACTTCTCGTTTTGTGGGGTTTATAGTGGAGTCAAGGAGGTGAGGGAATGAGTCAAACCATCGACCGAACGACGCTCCGTGACTTGCGTATCTCTAAAGGGATTACCCAGAAACACCTGGCAAGCAAACTCGGCGTCTTTCCAAATGCATACTTCCGAATTGAGGAAGGGACGCGTAAAGTCACAGTCGGAGAAGCGCTGATCATCTCAGAAGTGCTGGATGAGCCATTGGAGAAAATTTTTTTTACAGACAAACTTCTCATAATGAGAAGGTCACAACAATTTGAGACTAATCTATAAGGAGAGTGTATCACGAATGAACCAATTAACGAAAGTGTTCGAAGGGCAAAGTGTTCGCATTCTTGGCACTGAGGAAACGCCGCTGTTTGTATTGGCAGATGTATGTAAGGTGCTCGAAATCGGAAACCCGAGCGACGTGAAAAAACGCTTGGAAGATGGGGTCGTTAGTATCGAGGTCATCTTGGACGTAATGGATCGTGAACAACAGGTAACAGCAATCAATGAAGACGGTTTGTACGACGTCATCCTCGATAGTCGCAAACCACAAGCAAAACGTTTCCGCAAATGGATCACTGGCGACGTGCTCCCATCACTTCGTAAAACAGGGACTTACGAGATGCCTAAGCCTCAATTACCTCAACAGGTCGTCGAGACGATGCCTACGTTGTTCCGAGGTGTCGCCGACCTAATCGACTGGAAGGAAGTTGCGGCTTCGGCGCTCGATGAGGTTCAGACAGACATCTACGAATTGAAGAACAGTCTCACGTTGACGCACGGTCAAGAACTTGCCATCCAAGAAGCGAAACGCCGCCGGGTCCGCGACATGTTCGACCGCTACGGCGAAGATCATCCATTTCTCGACACGAAAGCGAAGTTTCACAGCCGTTGCGGCAGCGACTTGAAGAAAGCGTTCAACGTGCCACGTTACGGCGAGATTCTACGCAAAGACTTTGAAGAAGCAATGCAATATGTACAGGCATGGCGCCCGCCATTCCAGTGAAAGGAGCCAACCCATGAACGTCCAAGTCGTCACCCTCACCGCGACCGAGCTGAACACGATGCTCATCGAGGCCGCACAGAAAGGCGCCGAGCTCGCGCTAAACGCCACGACGAAGGTATGGCTCACGCAAAAAGAAGCGTGCGAGTACCTCAACGTCTCGCGCCAGACCATCAAACTCCGTGAAATCGAACGCGGCTTGCCTGCCTATCGCGACGGACAGGCGGTGCGCTATCTCAAAAGTGACCTCGATCTACTCTTACGCGGTCACTGCTGGTAAACACAAAAAACGAACGAGGGAAAGACCCGCGCTCGCTCATGATTCGACACCTTGAGTATACCACGGATCACCTCGGGATTGGAGATTACAATGCTCACCACACGCCAAACAGACATCATCATGACGTCGCTCGGGCTTGCCGCCTGTATCAGCTTCGTGCTCACGATGCTCCTCAACCAAACGGAGTACTGGCTCGTCACATCTGTCGTCACACTCGTGCTCGTCGGCATCACGGCGACACTCGACTACACAAGCAGGGGGAACGACGCATGACCGCAGACAACGAACGCCTCATGGAGCGCGAGGAACAACTCGACTGCTTCCACCACCATATCAAGCAACTCCGCGTCGAAGCGAACAACGCCGTCGAGCAGTTGCACGGCAAGGACCTCGATTACAGCTACGAACAGGGCGTGTTCAACACGTTGCGCTCACTGCAAGAACTATTCGAACAGACATTCGACAAGGAGGAATTTTGATGAACATGGACGTTTACGACTACGCACGACAATACGCCAAACTCGACACTGAAATGGACCGACACGACAAACATCGCCGTTTCCTAGAAAGCCGGAAGTCATCTCGCAAGCAAGGCATGCGCCAAAAAAAGAAAGGTGGAAAACGAAAATGACCCCATACGACAAAATCAACGCGCTCACCGACATCTCGGGTGACCTCACCGACATCCGCGAGAAGCTGCACCGCCTCGGCAACTTGAACGCCGACATCGACACGCCGCTCTATCAAGCGCTGTACCAAATCGAGCAGGCGCTCCACTGGCAGGGCATCCTCGCGCAGGACGAGCCGAAGAGTGAGGTCGAACTCGGGCTCGAACGACTCGCCGAGAAACGCAGCATGACCAAGGTCGAAGTGATCGACTACGCACAACGCTTGGCACGGATGCAAGGAGGGGCAGCGGTATGAACCTCGACCGATACGAAAAGATTGACGGGCGCGAGGCGCTCAAACGATTGGCTGATGGAGAGTATGTGTTCATGGAGCTGATTAACGAAACTGTAAAGCTCAAACTTTCAGAAGATGGGTTGCAATGGGATGTCGCTGGATGCGAGAACCAAGTCACTTATTGGACTTTCAATCAAATCTACACGAGTAAAGGGTTGTACGTCCCGAAACCCTTCGACGTCCGCCAAGCTATGCTCGACCGCCCGAACGAGTGGGTGGGGGCTTACCAAGACGAAGAAGGCAGACGGTGGAAATTCGGATTTGAAACGGAGTCGTTTCAAGCGGTAGCTATACCATTCAACATCAACACGAAACTACCACTTTACGAAACTTATCGAAAAAACGGTAACTGGACTATCGCTTCGAGAAAAGCGATTGAGAATTGCATCCCAATCGAAGACGCACCTGAGGAGGCGACACGATGAAACATTCAGAAACGCTCGCAAGCATGGCGAAAGCGCTCGCCGCTTTCCAAGCCGAAGTCAAACAGCCTGAGAAGTCAGCCAAGAACCCGCACTTCAAATCCAACTATGTCCCGCTCGAAGGGGTCGTGGACGTCGTCAATAAGTTCGGCCCGAAACATGGACTCAGCTACATGCAAGAGCCCATCTACCAAGACGACAAGGCCGGCGCGCAGACGATGGTCATGCATGAGTCGGGAGAATGGATCTTGTTCGAACCATTGCTATTGCCAGTCGGTCAAAAGGCAACGGCCCAAGCCGCAGGGAGCGCCATCACATACGCTCGACGGTACAGCTTAGGTTCAGCCTTCGGGATTGCCTCGGAGGTCGATGACGACGCGAACAGCGCGTCAGACAACACGAAGCAGAACCCGTCGAACAATCAAGCGAGAAGACAAACGACGCAAAAGCAAGAACCGAAAGCGACCGGTGAACAAATCGCCGTTTTGAAAGGAATTGCCGACGCCATCGCTGACAAGGTCGGTAAGGAGAGTCGTGTCGTCTATGAAGCCTTTAATATCGCGGGCGTCCAGACGGTCCAAGACTTCGAGAAGGTGAAGGCAAACCTGAACAAGCAAATCAATGCGATTGCTACCAAAGAAAAGGAGGCGGCCCACGATGAGTCCGCTTGACCGAGATGAGCAACACGTATTGGACGCCTTAACGGAACAACAGGCGGACGAGGTCGTCATGAAAGCAAGACCACATGGCGACTTTGACCTCGCCGATCTAATGCGCTACGAGAAACCGTTCATGACGTGGGAAGAAGAGCAAGCATTTCTCCGCAGTATCGACAACCATGTCAACGTGATCTATCCAAGCAAGGCCACCATTAAACGAGACCCAGTAGGAGGACAAACACATGATTAACCGAGTTGTACTAGTAGGCAGACTGACACGGGATCCAGAAATGCGATACACCCAGAGCGGCATCGCCGTCACGCGTTTCACCTTAGCGTGTGACCGTCCATTCGGCGGACAAGATGGCAAGAAAGAGACGGACTTCATCGACTGCACCGTGTGGCGTAAACAAGCCGAGAACGTCGCCCAGTATTTGAAGAAGGGTAACATGGCCGGCGTCGACGGTCGCTTACAAATCAGTAGCTACGAAGCGCAGGACGGCACAAAACGACAACGTGCCGAGGTCGTCGCCGACAGTGTCCGCTTCCTCGAACCGAAAGGCTCGGGCGGACAGCCGCAGTCACAAGGCGCACCGAAGACAGCGAAAGATTCCGACGCGTTCTCAGACCCGTTCAACAACGGTGGAAAAATCGACTTGTCAGATGATGATCTCCCATTCTGAGGCGAGGTGAGAATATGAGCAACGAACGGATCCACCGCGTTCACAAAGAAAAAAACTTCGTCATGTTGGACAAAGGCTTCCTTGCCAACACGAACTTGTCATTGAAAGCGAAGGGGCTGCTCGCTTACGTGTTGAGCCTTCCTGACGACTGGGTCATCTACACCGAAGAGATCACGAAGCACCACAAGGACGGCAAAGCCGCCGTCCTCAGTGCTTTCAAGGAGCTCGAGGAACAAGGCCACGTCAAACGGGAGCGCGTCCGCGACACGAACGGACAGCTGAAAGGTTATAAGACGACAGTCTACGAAACACCTCTCACCGAAAACCGATTATCCGAAGTCGGAAAAACCGAAGTCGGAAAAACCGAAGTCGGAAAATCGAGCACTACTAAGAATTATAGTACTAAGAATGATTTTACTAAGAATGACTTAACTAATATTACTACTACTACTGGCACGAATGAGTTTCAGCAGTTGGCAGATATTTATACGAGCAAGATCAACCAAAACCTTCAAGCCGTCCACGAGTTCTTAGAAGACGACCTCGACGAGTTTGGACTCGACTTACTGACCGAAGCAATCAATGAGGCAGCACTCGCAAACATTCGGAATTACAAGTACGTCCGCGCCATCCTCAACGGTTGGAAAGACCGAGGGGTCAGGACCTTGCAAGGAGTCATCCAAGACCGTGCCGACTTCGAAGAGAAGAAGCAATCGCAACAGAAACGCAAGTCGTGGTCGCCAACGAAAGAGACGGCCATGAAGAAGACGCCGGAGTGGCTCGAGAAAGACGCCGAAGAGCAACGCGCCTACGAACAACGAAAACGCGACGAACTCGCGGCGAGCGTCCCAGACGACCACGAGCTCGAGAAGCTACTCGCCGAGATGCGAGGTGGCGCATGAAACAGAGCCTCACCCTTGAAGAGACCGAGAAGTTACGTCTCGACTACGAGACAAGCGCGGACAAGCTCGAAGACATCGCTACACGCCACTATATCAGTCGCCGTTGTCTCCACCGCTATGTGAAGCGGCACGGGTGGGTCCGTCCCACCTTGGAGCCGCGGTCGACGAACCACATCGAACCACGGGTCATCCCGTTCCCATCATTCTACAAGGCGTACTTCGAGGACTGTCTGAACACGGACGAGCTGCAGAAGCGATTCAAGTGCAACCATCGGGTCATCAAACGGACGCTCGACCATCACGGCATCGAACGAATGCGCCGGAACGAACGGATCCAGATGAAACGACACTTTGAACAGGCAAAGGGAGGACGTTAAGCATGGTGTACGAATGTCAATTTGGCGCCTGGCGCTACCTGTTGTTCCCTAACTTACTGCAACGTCACATCTTACTTCACGGTCAACTCGTCGATGTTGAGGACGTCACGCTCGAATATGTGGCGCATCAGCTCGAAGGACCGCTCTGGTCCAAACGATGAACCACCGTAAGAAGAAGCCGCAGACTTTCGTCCGGTATCGGGGAACGCGCGAGGTGTTCCTCGTCCGGCGTGAGGCAGGTGTATGGATCACCTTGTATGACGCCATGAGCCAAGGCGAGTTGCAACGTCACTTGAAAGCCGGTTGGGAGGTATATCGTACATGGACAAACGGATGAGACGCATGATTATGACGCTACACGCAAACGGACTGTCAGCGAGCGACATCGCCAAGCGGTTCGAGATGGACACACGACGAGAACGTAAGGACTTTATCCTCACCACGATGACGGTCGAGGATGTACTTAGGGAGATGGGCGCGGCCGACCCGTCCCGTCGCATCCCACAAAAGCCGGAGATTCAGCCGGACATGCCGAAGCGCTTCATTCCCGCCACGAGCGTCACGAAACGCGAGAAGCTGACGTACAAGCCACCGACGGTCGCGCAGAAGGAGTTCCACAACATCGCCTGCGGGTTCTCGGTGGACGGGCGCAAGTTGCTCAAGTCCCCGAGCCGGCACGCCTTGGAACGTCAGATCGTCGAGCACCTCGAGCGTGGCTTCGTCCAACTCGGCAACATCACCTCAGACTTTGACTTTGACGGCACGATGTTCTTCGCCGTCGTGAAGAAAGGAGACTTCTCTTGATCGACACGAACCTGAAACCGAAGCAACGACAATGCGAGAAGTTGCTCCGGGCTTACTACACGCTACCGATGACCATCGAGAACTTGAAGATGCAGGCGGAAATCGCGCCGTCGACCGCCTCGTACGACATCCGGGAGGGGCAGAGCCACGCGGCTCCGTCCTCACCCGTCGAAGCGAAAGTGCTCAAACGTGACGACTTACGCTTGAAAGAGAAGGAATTCGACTTACTCAAGAAGCTACGCAACGACAAACTACATCAACAGCTCGTCGACATCTGGGACATGCGCTACAACCCGCGACACGACTACAACGACAGCCAGGTGATGCTCCTACTCGGCATCGAACGCAAGGCGTACTACAAACTACGAGCACGGCTCCTCGGCTACATCGCCGACGTGTTCGGACTCTGGGAGGATGGGCAAGATGAATGACGTAGAAGAACACGGAAGCCTCGTCGCGGAGAAGGACATCCCACTCGCGACACAACTGAACCTCATCAAACGACGCACCGAACGCGGTCTGAGCCCAGCGCACATTGCCCGCATCATGGGACTGGAAGAAGCAGAAGTGCAAGTCATCATCCAGGCGAATGGATGGGCACCGAAACGTAAGGTGTCGAAAGAGCATCGCTTGGACGACCACGCCGCCGCACAGGTCAAGAAGCGTGACGAGGTGGCGGACATCATCCGAAACCTTGCCGAGCGAGGCATGACCCGCCAAGACGTCGCTGATATCACCGGTAAAAGCCGGGACCACGTCAATCTCATCGCCCGTACCTACGGCATCAAGTTCGAAGCAGATCAACGAGAGCGGCGCGAGAAGCGGGCTATCAAGGCGAAGTACCGTTCGAAGGCGTTCTATAAAGACGTGATGACATTACGGGATAAAGGATGGAGCGTCGTCCGCATCAGCCACGAACTCGGGGTGAGCCACGAAACGGTGAGGAAATGTATGGATCATTTTAAGAATGGAGGGAAATCATGACGACCGAACTCATCGAACCGAAAACGCCAATCCGCATCGACGTCGTACAGAAGCAGTACAAGAACGGCATGACCCTGCAACAACTTGCGACCCTCTATGAAGTGGAAGAAATGGAGCTAAAGCCGATCGTGGCAGACATCGTACCGAAGAGGCGCAACCTGCGAGACAGTGAGCTCGACGAGGAAGCCGAGCGCCGGAAAAGACGAGAGGAGCGCAATGCACGCATCGTCGAGTTGGTCAAAGCGGGCGCGAACCAGTCAGAAGTGGCCGAACAGTTCGGCATCACCCGCCGCACCGTCTCCGCCATCCTCCAAAGTCACGGATGTACCACGTTCCGGACGCGACAACGCATCAATCATGAAGAATTCGCGCCAAAAGTCAAAAAGTTGATGGATGCCGGGCTGACGAACGAACAGATTCAAAACGAGTTGAACATCACGCACGCGAATCTCCAAACGCTCAAACGACGCCACGGCTTGAAGCTGAAGGCGGGCAGACGACATAAAAAGAAAGGGGAATCGTCATGAAAGAGACGACATCAGCAAGCCTAGAAAGCGCTGTGACGGCGTTCAAACCGGAGGAGATACCTGAACTCATCGGCGCACTCGACGAGCAACAGAAGCGTATGGAGCGCATCGAGAAGCGTGTCTTGAATCGGGATAAAGGCGTCTGGGCGGAATACCTGACGGCACGGAGCGAGGAGATTGAGAACGTGACGCATGACACGGACGTGGTGACGGAGAACGGCAAGGTGATCGAGCGCACGACGTTGACCTACACACTGGAGAGGGAGGTAGGGAGATGAAGATGGTTAAAGGTGGCGCTTATGTATTGAACGAGGGTAGTTATTCGGATTCAGGAAAACTCCTACCGGGTGGCTATGCCGTCATTCTTAAAGAGTACGACCCGTTAGCGGAACGGGCGCTCATCGAATTTGACGGCTCGAAGTTTTGGATTGACCCGAGTTATTTAGATTTTATTGAAGGTGATGCGCCAGTCGAATCGAACGACGAGCCATCCAAACCCGCTCACTACGACACAGGCATCGACACGATCGCCTTCATGCGCGCCAACTGCCCGCCGGAACAGGTGGAGGGCTTCCTGCGGGGCAACGTGTTCAAGTATCTACAGAGGTACGACAAGAAGAACGGCGTGGATGATCTACGCAAGGCCGCTCACTACGTCCAGGTGCTTATCGAGGAGGTCGAGGGACGATGACCACACTTTTTGGATTGCTCGCCATCGGGCTCGGCTTCTATGCCATCGTGCTGCAGAATCGCATCGACGACTTGACGGACGACAACGAGCGCTTGATGGATTGCATCATCGACATTGAAAACGAAATGGGGGAGCGGGAATGAGGGAGAATTTAAAGTTGGATGAGGTATTTCAATTCATGCGAGAGTTCGGGGTCGACTTAATCAATCGATACGGAGATTTAATCATCGACGAACCCACAAATACCTACACGTCAATCACTCACTGTGCAGATATGGACGACGTTAAAACAAGCGTTGTGTTCGCCTTATGTCGACCTATCGGAAAAGGTTTGAGAGAACGAGACGCTAAGCGGCTTCTCGAAAGACTGAATAAATACTTCCATACGGAATTAACTCGAGACGATATGTCGCGGTTATATGGGCGGCTCTGTTACGTCAGTAAATTCGATGAATTCAAAGATTTTATCAAACGCGGATTCCCGATGTCGGAATTGCCAGAGGAAAGCGAATGACCACGAGCGTCAAGAATCGAGGCAAGGACCTCGAGCAACTCGTCATCCAATCGAACCACGTCTATCGGATGCGCCAAGAGGCATTGATCCACCAGGCACACGCTGAGGTGAAGACGATACGGGGACGCAAAGGGCAAATCGTCAACGCGTTCCACAAGGGAAAGGCGGGGCTGGACTTCTACGGCATCGCGGACGGGAATTACATCACGTTCGACACGAAGCAGACGGCCAACAAGACGAGCTTCCCACTCGGCAACATCGAGCATCATCAATACACGACGGTCGTGGAGACGGACAAGGCGGGCGGTATCGCCTTCTTGCTCGTCCGCTTCTCCTACTGGGGCGAGACGTACTACCTGAGCGCGGAACAGCTACGGTACTGGTGGACGCAACAGGAACGCAAGAGCATTCCTTACGCATGGTTCCAAGCCAACTGCCGCGTGGTCAAGAGCCAGAGTGCAGCTGCGCTCGATTGGTTGAGCGTGGTACGGGAGGAGCTCGGCGAATGATTGAATGGACGGAGACGGGCATGACCCTGCTGCTCATCTGCCTGATCGGGGCGATGGGGCTGTGGGGACTACGAGACTAGGAGAGTGGATGGCGATGAATATTCCAGTAACGATTAAGAGTAATTTGACGGGACGCTTAGTAAAAGGAGGAGTAACGCCGAGAATGTTGTTGGATATGTCCGACGAATATGACCTGATTGAAAAATTTACAGAATGTGATTGTGGTCCGATTGGAGAAACGTATGTAGTCGAGTGCAACTGTGATGAAGAATGGATGGATTGCGAAGTCTTGATTGGCGACGAAGTTGAAACGACGAAACTTTAGGGAGGTTCGACCCATGAAATTCGAACTCATCCCGCACGACGTCCGCAAGCGGCACGTCCACATCCAGTACAAGGGCGTTGTCATCGCAGACGGCATCGACTATGGCAACGGGTGGTACGAGGTGCGCCCGAAGGCGAGGCACTTCTACCCGCTCGACCGACTGGCGAAGATGATGAACGAGGAGCAGATCGGCGAGCTGTGCGAGAAGTCGTTTTAACGGGCAAGGGGCATAAACGATAAATTTTATAGGAGAGTGACACGGAATGACAAAGTTGCTTAATGCATCGAACGTAATTGACATTTATAACACGACGAATAAGTATGAGATTATTGTCAGTGATCCGCCGTGGAAACAAAGCAAAGGTGGGTTAAGGAAAGCGAGACCAAATCAGTCGCGAGAGTTAGACTATGCTACTATGACACTCGACGACATCAAAGACCTACACGACCATGTGTTTGAGAATCTGACAGAAGAAACGCATACAGTGTTTATGTGGACGATTGACAAGTTTCTCCCTGAAACCGAACAAATGATGAAAGAGTTAGGATATAAAATGCACGCGCGTATGATTTGGGATAAGACAAACGGGGTTGCCCCTGCTTTTACAGTCCGTTATTCGCACGAATACTTGCTTTGGTACTACAAGCCGAAGATGATAAAAATCAACCATGATATGCGCGGCAAGTTCAAAACGTGTTTTTCAGAACCAGCTACGAAACACTCGAAAAAGCCTCTGGTGAGCTACGAAATGATCGAAGCGTTGTATCCAACACAAAGTAAACTGGAACTATTTGCTCGTTATCCCCGGGAAGGATGGGACGGGTTTGGCAATGAGTTGAACCAATAAAATTATGAATTGACTAGGAAATACCAATAAAAGAGCTTGGTGGTGTGACCCACGAAGTCCCATCAAGCTCTCAAGGAGGCGAGGGCATGGACGACTTGACGCAAGGCTCGTGGCACGTTGCTCGTCGTGTACCTCAGTTAGATGTTCCATGCAGTTTCTAACTAACTTCTGACTTATTTCTAACTAAAAACGACAAAAGGGGATGACGACATGGACGATTTGAAGACGTTAAAGGAACTGGAGAAGCAACTGAAAGCGTATATGGAGCGCAAGGGATTCGACGGGGACGATGAGCTGTGGCATTTGATTCAGACGTTGGAAGAGGATGTATACATCGCGGAAGAAGAGGAGAGATGGGCATGATTTTATCAGAGCAGACGTTTATCGAGTTGGCAGGCAAGCAGGAAGTATTGGACGCGAAGATCAAGGCGGCGAACAACGTGACGGAGTTGCCGCTACGGCGAATCGAATTGTACTACCGCATCGAATTGGCCGAGTGTCTGAACGAACTCAAGGGTGACTTCAAACATTGGAGCAACAAGCCAATGCGTCGGGAGGCGTTCATCGAGGAGTTAGTCGACGCGATGCACTTCTACCTCAGCTTTACGAATCATTTGATTGCCGATGACCCGTTTGGATATTTGAGCGATGAATATGATGACCTGTTTAACGCTTACGATTCGTTTAAAAACGTTAGGGAGGCAGAACAACCAGAAGGTGTTCCGCTTTGGGAGATTGCGACATCTTCGATTTTAGACACGAGAATCCATCGGTCGTTCGCAAAAATACTGTATTTAGCTGAACTATACAACTACACTGAGCAGGACATCATCGACACGTACAACCGCAAGAACGCCGTGAATCACGACCGAAGCGACTCGGGGGTGTACTGATGCAACTGGACACGCAAGCGACAATCAACGTGTTGATCGAGCGCAACCGACGCATCGCAGGGTACGAGCACAACTGCGACTGCGGACGAGCGGTGGCCGTGGAGCAGACGGACCTCTTCGGAGGGAGCAAGGGCTATTGCCAGGCGTGCTATGACGAGTTGGGAGGGGACGGGGAGTGAGCAAAACCACGAAGAATCTATTCTCGGCGTTTTTGATAGTCATCGTTGCTACTTTATTCAGTGATGAAGTGGTCGGAAATTGGTTGGTTTCATTTGGCGTCACTTACATCAGTCTATGCGTTGGTGACTTGTTGGAACTGAAAGAACGGGGGGGACGGGGAGTGAACAGGAAATTAGTTGACGTTTATTGCGTGCTCGATTACTACGAACGAGAACAAGATGGTCCTTCGTTCTGGGTGATAGATGGTCACTTGTACGGCGACACGATGCTCAGCGATGTGCTTGCGGAACATAAAGGCAAACGCGTACGGATCATCGTCGAAGATGCGGAAGGGGGAGATGGGGAGTGAGCCAATACTTCTACGATTGGATTCACCTAACGGAGCGTGCGTTCTTCGCTAAGTACTGGGACGTACAACTGATGATTATCGCGGCTTTGTTGTTGATGTACATCGGAGGTCACGTGTGGGTAGAACGGCGTAAGAAAAGATGAGGACAAAACGGGAACAAAACGGGAACAAATCGGCGCATTAGATGAAGTAAGATGAAAGAGTAGAGGACTCGGAGACGTTCCCACCCACCGACACCGACCGGACGCTCCGAGGACTCGCATTAAAAGCTCCGCCTCACTCGAGGTGTATCCCATTAAACGTTCAGCCCGAGACCGCTTCCGAGCGCTCGGGTATTTTTGTGCCTAGAATACCGCTCGCGTGTCTATTTCCCCGGACGTCCCCGAACGCGCGCGGCCTTGTAGACATAAGGAAAGGAGGCGATGAGATGAAGCTGACGAAGAAACAACAACTGTTCTGTGATGAGTATCTGATTGACTTGAATGGGACACAAGCGGCCATACGAGCCGGATATAGCGAAAAGACGGCGAAAGAGATAGGTTGCGAAAACTTAACTAAACCTCACATTCGTGATTACATCGATGCTCGGCTGAATGAGAAAGAGCGTTCGCTCATCGCCTCGCAGGACGACATCTTGCAAGCGTTGACGCGTATCCTTCACGGCGATGAACGAGGTACCGCTCTCGTTGGTGTCGGTATGGGCGCACAGGAAGTCTCACAGGTCCCGCCGACAAACTCAGAAAAGATTCGCGCTGCGGAAATCCTCGGCAAGTATCACAAGTTGTTCACGGATCGTCAGGAAATCGAGATGCGCGGCTCCGTCCAGTTCATCGACGACATTGGTGGCGATGACGGATGACGGTGAAGCAGATACGGCTGTCTGAGTTGTTACCGCCCGCTTTCCACAATACATGGCGAGCGGCGAACAATCCCGACATCTTGAACGTCGTCGAGGAAGGCGGCCGTGGCTCGGGGAAGTCTTCGGATATCGGCCTTATCTTCACGCAGTTGCTCATGCGCTATCCTGCAAACGGGGTTGGCGTCCGTAAAATTGACAACACCATCGAGCTTTCTATCTTCGAACAGATGAAGTGGGCGATTGAACATTCAGGCGTGAGTCACCTCTTCAAGGTGAACAAGAGCCCGATGCGCATCACGTACAAACCGCGCGGTAATTACATGGTGTTCCGCGGGGCGCAAGACCCAGAGCGCATCAAGTCGCTCAAGGCGTCCAATTTCCCATTCACATTCGTATGGATCGAGGAGTTAGCGGAATTCAAAACCGAAGATGAAGTTACGACCATCACCAACTCTATCCTACGCGGCGAGTTGCCGGATGGTCTTTTCTATAAGTTCTTCTTCTCATACAACCCACCGAAGCGTAAACAGTCATGGGTGAATAAGAAGTACGGGAGCGTTATCCAACCGAAGAACACGTATGTGCATCATTCGACTTATCTCGATAACCCGTTCATCTCGAAGCAGTTTATCGAGGAAGCGGAAGCGATGAAGGAACGGAATCCGCTCCGTTATCGCTGGGAGTATCTTGGTGAACCGATTGGTTCGGGTGTTGTGCCGTTCGGCAATCTCGAGTTCCGCACCATCACGGACGAGGAAGTACGCACGTTCGACAATCATCGTTACGGATTGGATTGGGGTTATGCGACCGACCCAGCATCTGTCGTTGAGTGGCACTATGACAAACGGAAGCGGACGCTCTATGCGACAGGCGAGATATACGGCGTGAAACTGAGTAACCGCCAGTTAGCGGACATGATCGCCGCGAAAGGGTGGCAGTCGAAAGACATCATCGCCGACTCGAGCGAACCGAAGTCCATCGCCGAGCTACGTGAATATGGCATCCGCCGCATCCGTGGCGCGAAGAAAGGGCCGGGGAGTGTCGAGCATGGCGAGAAGTGGCTCGATGATTTAGAAACCATCGTCATCGACCCGAAGCGGACGCCGAACATTGCGCGTGAATTCGAGTCCATCGATTACAAGACGGACAAGGACGGTAATGTGGTCCCACGTCTTGAGGACAAGGATAACCACACGATTGACGCGACCCGCTATGCATTGGAACAAGACATGAGCATGACGACGTTCGGCGCGTCCGCTCGACTTTACTAGGAGGTGAGGCAATGGAATCCACGTTAGACCAGTACGTGCAGCGGTTCGAGGAGGGTGTGACCGGTGAGTTGATCGCTGAGGTCATCGAGACTTTCGGCCCGAAACGCAACCATATGCGCACGATGTACGAACGGTACAAGGCGAACAAGCAATTCATTCCGTCGCTCAAGAATGACCCGCCCGTGAAGACGGCGTTTGACTCACGCGTCGCCAATGACTACATCGGGGAAGCGGTCGATTTGAAGGTCGGTTACTTCTCCGGCATCCCGATCGCCTACAACTATGATACGGAGTTGCCGGAAGCAAAGGTGGCGAACGATTTGCTGCAACGCTTCAACCGACTCAACCGCATCGCGGACTTGGACAGTGAGACGGCGAAATGGTCGGCTATCACGGGATACGGGGCGCGGCTGCTCTATCTTGATGAGGACAAACGGGAGCGGGTCATGAACGTGCCGAGCTTCGACTGCATCTTCATCGGTGAGCTTACGGACCCGACCGCGGCGCTTCGTCTCTACACGCAGGCTGACGTGCTTCACGTTGACGTCTACACGGCGGACGGTGTACAGGTATGGCGCGACAACGACGGGGCTTATACGCTCGTTGACGAGGTGATGAACCCGTTCCAAGTCGTGCCGCTCATCGGTTATCCGAACAACTCGGAGTTACAGGGTGACTGCGACAAGGTGCTCCCGATTGTGGACGGCATCGACGAGGTGCTGACCAACGCATTGAGCGAGGACACGGCACAGCGTCTTGCTTATATGGCGTTCGAAGGTGGACTCATCGACGAAGAGACGCTCGAGCAAGCCCGGGAGACCGGTGCGTTCACCGTTCCCGCAGGTGGTAAGGTGTACTTTATCACGAAGGACATCAACGACACGGCACGGCAGAACCTGCTCGAACACTTGATTGACGCGTTCTATCGCTTCACGAAGACGCCGAACCTTCGCAACGACGCCTTTGCCGGTAACAGCAGCGGTGTCGCGCTCAAGTTCCAGTTGTTCCCGTTCAACGCCAAGGTGACGTCGTATCAGCGTAAGTTCGAGTCGGCTACCTTGCAGATGTACACGGCGCTCTCGAACGTCTGGGGATTACGTGGCGGTTCGTTTGACCCGCTCAACGTATACCTCGAGTTCACCGAGAACTTCCCGCTCGACCTGCTCAATGAGGCACAGATTCAACAGACGCTCGCGGGATTGGTCAGCAAGGAGACGGCGCTTGGACTCTTCTCAGCAGTAGATGACCCGAAATGGGAGATTCAACGGATGAGAGAAGAAGCGCAAGAATCAGCATTCATGGGTTCAAGTGAGATTGAAGAGACGAACGTCCCTGTTCAGCTTGCCGATCAGTTCGTAACGGAGGTGGCGGAATGATTATGGATGACGTCAAACAGATGACCGAGTACTGGCAGGAACAACTCGGCTTAATGGACTGGCGTTTACACGTCACCTTGGAACACGACGCGGACATGAACGACCGAGCGGGTGAAGTGGATTGGACACTCACGCTCAAGCAAGCGACCATCCGGCTGATTCATCCCGATACCATCCGCAAGTCACTCGTCTTCCCGTACGACTTGGAGCAGACACTCGTTCACGAGTTGCTACACCTCCACGCCGCTCCGTTCGACACATTCAAGCAAGGCGGACTGAAAAACGCGGCGCTCGAAGTGATGATTGATAAGACGGCGACGGCACTCGTCGAATTGAAGCGAGCGGGTGAGGAACATGCTCAAGCCTAAAGCACCACCGTTCGCCCCGACCGAGGCACAACTAGAGAAACGGATCAAGGAGCTGTACCGCGACGCCTATGACGACATCCGCATCGAGATTGCGAAGATGTACGAGGCGTTTTCTGCGGACGGCTCTTTGTCGTTGGCCGAGATGACGCGCTACAACCGCTTGACGAAGGTCGAAAGTCAATTGGCGAGCATCTTATCGGGGCTGTACAAGCAAAACAAGAAATACCTGTATGAATCGATGGAGTCTGCTTACTTGCACGGATACTTCGAGCGGCAGTACGCCTTGGAGTTCGGTGCCCAGCAGTTGCTCCGCTTCGGTGGGGTCAACGAGAAAGCGGTCGAGGCGATGCTGTCGAGCTCGCTCACGGGGCTGACGCTTGATGAACGGCTCGGCAACAACTATCGGCAAGCGGTCAACGACGTGCGGCAGACGCTCACGCAAGCGCTCGTACAGGGACAGAGCTTCGCACAGACGGCGCGCGTGCTGAAAGATACGGTCGGCAAAGACCAAGGACGGGCGACCCTCATCGCATGGACGGAGACACACAGGGCTTACGAGACGGCTTCCTACGAGCGAGCGGAAGCGGCTAAGGCTGAGGGCTTGGCGTTCACGACCAAGTGGCTTGCGACGCTCGATAACCGCACGAGAGCACGGCACCGCTCGATGGACGGCAAGGCACAGAATCAAGACGGCTACTTCATGTTGCCGGACGGAGCAAGAGGACGCTATCCCGGTGATCCGATGCTTCCTGCGAAGGACGTCATCCGCTGCCGTTGCACGACGACGGTCGAGTTTGACGGCGATACACCCGGACAGCGGCGCGGCCGCGTTGACATAGATGACCCACGGAGCGAGAACGTGTTGTTCCCTGGGGATTTGACGTACAAGCAATGGTACGGACTACGAGTGGAGGGCTAACCATGAATGAAGAAATGGAACGACCCGACGATTTTGTATTGACCAGTGAAGACATTAAAGAGGGGCGCTCGCTCACACTCTTACGCTTGGCCGTGAGACGTGAGAACGGCGAACCTGTACCCAAGCAAGACCCAGACAGCATCGTCCAATATTGAGGAGGCAGAGTGTGAAAAAGGTGCGATTACTAATGAAACTTAGGGCTGAAATCTATATGTGCTCTTACAAAACCGCCTATATAAATTGGATGACTGACGAAGAAAAGCAAGGGTACTCATTTGAAGAATTAACGAAATGAAATCAGCTTGAGGGCTTCGTATAGGGAACTCAGCAGAGGGCCGCTTCTATACGCAGAACTCGCAAAGGAGACACAAGACATGGCAGACCACATCGAAGAACAGCAGACGCAAGAAGAAGTAGCGGAGAACACGGAACAACAACCCGAGACGAAGGAAGAGCCGTCTGCATCTCCGTTTTCTGAGGAACAGTTGAAAGCTATCGAGAAGATGATTCAGAGCCGTGAAGACCGCGTGCGCACACAGTACACGAAGAAGCTAAAAGAGACGCAACAGGAACTCGAGAAGCAGAAGACGCAGCACATGACGGACGCGGAGAAAGCCGAGTATGAGCGTGCGAAGTGGGAAGAAGAGAAAGCCGCATGGGAAGCCGAGAAAGAGCGTCAGGAACTCGAGATTAAGCGTACGGCGAACAAGCATCACGCCGCTCGGGTCATCAGCGCGAAAGGCATCCCGGCCGAACTCTCCGACGAATTCGAGGCGCTCATCCTCGACGACGAGACGGCGAACATCGACACGAAAGCCGACACGATTCTCAAACTTGCCGAAGCGCTTGCCGCTCAAAAAGTGGAGCAATCGCTTGGAGGGCGCAAGGTGACACACCAGACGGTCGCCACGACGCAGTCGAAGAAAGACTTTGCCAAGATGTCGTACAAGGAGCGGGAGAAGCTCATGGAGCAAGACCCTGCCCTCTACGAAGCACTCAAGAATAAAAAATAACCCAATGAAAGAAGGAATCTTACATGGCACAAACAACATCAGCTGACCTCGTCAAAGGCACGATTTTCGCGGAAGGGGTGGCGGCGAAGCTCGTTGACAAACTCGCGCTCGACCCGATTGTACAAATGGACAACCTCCCTGCCGACGCGAAAGGGGACGAAATTACACTCCCGAAATACGCGTACATCGGTGACGCCGTCAAGATGATTGAAGGAACGCCGCTCGTACCGAGCTTGCTCTCGCAATCGGCCGCACCTGTACCGATCAACCAATACGGGAAAGCGGTTGAAATCACAGACCGCGCCGTCAAGTCAGGTATCGGCGACCCAATCGGCGAGGCAGAAGACCAAGTTGTCCTCGCGATCAACTCGAAGATGCAAGTTGACAAGTTCGCGGCACTCGCGGGCGCAACAGCAACAGAAACAGTCGCGGCACTCGACAACGCCGGTATGGCAAAAGTGGTAGCCAAGTTCGGCGAAGACCAAGAAGGCACGACGTACCTCTTCGTCAACCCAGCGGACTGGGCAACTGCGGTCGGCGCAGACATCAACTTTGCATCGCGCGTCCGCGAAGTATACAGCCTCGAGTTCGTCGCTTCGAACCGCGTCCCTGCAGGTACAGCTTACGCGGTGAAAGACGGCGCGATCGGCGTCTTCTTGCAAGAGGGCGTTGACACAGAGACAGACCGTGACATCCTCGTGAAGTCGACAGTCATCTCAGCCGACACATTCGCGGCCATCTACCTCCGTGACGAGTCGAAAGCCGTCAAGGTAACAATTACACCAACACCTTAATCTGAAAGGACGTGAGCTTGATGCTCCTACGACGCTATCAAGACAAGCGGGCTGACGTCATCCAAGAGCAGAAGGACGAGCGGGTGGACTTCGGTTCACTCACCGTCCCTGAGCTCAAGGACTTGGCGAAAGAACGCGGACTAGAAGGCTACAGCGACTTGAAGAAAGCGGAATTAGTCGACCTCCTCGAAGGGGAGTGAGCCCATGACCGTTGAACAGGTAAAGGCATACTTGAATCTCAAAGGGACGGCCCACGATGCGTATATCGGGGCCGTTTTGCCGTTGTTCGAGGAAATGGCGTATCAACGCCTCCAACTCTTATCCGCGACGCCGCTCCCGGCTCAAGCACAACTCGTCATCGCCAAGGCGGTGCAAATCTACGCGGTCAAGGCGGGCGTCATGTCGCAGTCACAAGGTGACGTGAGCATCAACTACGACCAAGTGGACGCGTTCGAATATCTCGGGCAACAGCTTGACTTGGTACTCGACGGGGGAAGCAAGCGGTTCGGGTTCATCCCGATGAGCGGGAAGGTGACGCCATATGTTTGAGTTACGCCCGCATACGGTCCGCTACCTCATCGTCGGTGAGTCGACAGAGGACGAGGCCGGCACCATCATCCCGGGCGAGACGACGGAAAGCGCGGACATCCCCGCCCACGTCGATACGCTCTCCGGCAGACGCTTGGAGATTGCGCAACGGATCAACGACGAGACGACCGCGGTCATCTACATGGACTGGCAGGAGTTGCCGGACGTGGACCGCGTCAAACACGTCGAGACAGGCACGCTGTACTCGCTCACAGGCCCGCCCATCAATCAAGGAGGCATGAGCGAGTCGCTCGCCTTGCACGTCAAGGAGGTGCGTTAAATGCGCGTCCAAGTTGATGTGGATGTACAAAAGGCGCTGAACCGGATTGCCCGCTACGGCGGACGGGCTGAGAAAGGCGTGAAACAAGCGGTCACGAAAAGCACGCTCTCGATTGAGACGAACGCGAAGAAGCGCGCGCCTGTCGACACGGGAAACCTACGCTCGTCCATTCAAGGCGAGGCGAAAGGGCTCGAAGGTGAAGTGACCGCGACAGCAGAATACGCGCCATTCGTCGAGTTCGGCACCCGCAAGGCGGAGAGTCAGCCTTTCATGGGCCCAGCGGCCGAAGAGGAACGACCGAAATTCAACCAGGGGATCAAGGAGGCGTTGCGTGAATGAACGGGATTGAATACGAGCTTCACGTCGCGCTCCTTGCCCGTTTGAAGCAAGCGCTCGGGACACAAGTCACCGGCGTCTATGCGGACGAGGTACAGGCGGCGGCCGTATCGCCGTATGTGACCATCGGCAACTACACGACGCTCCCTTACGACAGCAAGACGACGGACGGCAGGGAGATGACCGTCACGCTCCATACGTGGAGCACAGTGGCGAGCAAAGCGGAGACGCTCAAGCTACAAAGCAACATCATCAAGGCGCTCAAGTACCCGCTCACGTTGCGTGAGGGGCACACGGTGCAACTGGTACGGCCAGAACTGAGCGAGACGCTACGGGATACGACTGACACGACGGTATGGATTCACGGCGTTCAGCGGTTCCGATTCAAAATTAACGAAGGAGTGACAGCATAATGGCAGAATCACGCGGTATTGATTTCTTGGTATTCATCAACACGGGCGACGCGCTCACGCCGGCGTTCACGAAAGTAGCCGGACAACGTGGAGGTACCTTCAACATGGAGACCGACACGCTCGACCTCGCGTCAAAAGACAATTACGGATGGGCCTATGAAGACTACGGCATCGCCTCATGGAGCATCGAGGCTGACGGCGTATTCGTCGAAGGCGACACGAGCCACCAAGCAATCATCGACGCGTTTCTCGCGAAGGAGTCCGTCCTCGTGCGTTGGCAGTTCCCGAGTGGCAAGCGCTACGAAGGCAACGCATTGATCACGGAGTTCCCGATTGAGGCGCCGTATGACGATGTGGCCACATATAGCTTTACGTTACAAGGACAGGGCCAGTTCGAGGAAGTCGCGGCTGACCCGGTAGGACCGTAACGGACGACACATAGCGCGGTAGGGGCAACTCTACCGCCTTTTTTTATTCCACCACAAGGGAGATACCACATATGGCACATATCAAGCTGAACGGCAAAGAGTACGAGCTCCAATTCAAGAACCGCGAGCTTCGTCAATTGGAAGAGCGGACCGGCAAGTCAATGGAATCGTTCTTCGGCGAGGAAATGGCGAGCGGAAAAATCGGCCCGATGTACACGCTCTTACTCATCATGCTCAAACGTCACGACGACTTCAAACACGTCGATGAGGACGACTTCATGGACGTCTTGGACGACGAGATGGAGAAAGACCTCACCTTCGAACACTTGGGCGAGGCGTTGCAGAAAGCGGTCGAGGCGTCGGTTTTTATGAAACAGGCACAAGCCAAGAAAGCGGAGAAACCGAAAGCGGTGAAACGGGCGTAACGCCGTCCCAGACGACGGAACTCATGAAGCTGTGTATCCGCTACGGGAACGTCACGCCGCTCGACTATTGGGAGATGACACGGGCCGAGACGCTCCTGTATCTCGACATGATGCGAGAGGCGCGCTATGACCGCTTGGAAGACGAGTCCATCGTCGCCATCATGCAACGGAACGCGAAGAACATGAAACGCGTCAAGGCGAGCGACCTGTTCGCGCGTCCGAGCGCACAGAAAGAACAGAAGGTCGTCTCCATCGAGGAAAAACGGAACACGATGCTCGACCTCGAGGCGAGACTCGGCTTTTAGGAAGGAGGGAAACACATGGCATTTGAAGATATCAGCGTCAAGATCGGGGCGGATATCGGAAGTTTTACCAAGTCGATGCAACAGGTCGAGAGCCAGATGGGCGCGATGGGTCAGAAAGTTTCCGGCGCCGGTCAAGCCATGGCAACCACGTTCGGTGCTGCAGGCGGTGCGATTGCGGCTGGACTTGGGTTTGCCGTCAACAAGTCGATGGACTTCGAGTCTCAAATCAGTCGAGTCGGCGCGATTGCCGGGGCGACGGGGTCGGAACTTGACGCCTTACGCAACTCGGCGCTCGAACTCGGGGCCAGCACCTCGAAATCAGCCAGTGAGGTCGCGGTCGCGCAAGAAGGACTGGCGGCACTCGGCTTTACCGCAACCGACGTCATCGCGGCCATGCCGGGCGTCATCTCGGCGGCGGAGTCATCCGGGGCGGATATGGCGCAGACCGCAGAGGTTATGGCATCCGCGCTCAACATCTTCGGACTCGAGGCGGCGGAATCGACACGCGTCGCGGATATTTTGGCACAGACCGCGAACATGTCGGCGGCAGACATCAATGATATGGGCTACGCGCTCAAGTATGCCGGACCAGTGGCTGCAAACCTCGGTGTCTCGATGGAAGAGTTATCCGCAAGTATCGGGATCATGACCAATGCGGGACTTGATGGGTCATCTGCCGGTACCGCGTTACGAGCGGGTTTGCTCTCGCTCCTCAATCCGTCAAATGAGAACTCGAAGGTCATGGAGGCCATGGGCATCCAGATGACGGACAACAACGGAAAATTCGTTGGATTGTCCGGTGTCGTCCAACAGCTCGGGTCGTCAATGGAAGGGATGACGGACGCCCAGAAGACAGCGACGCTCGCGAGCCTCGTCGGGACAGAAGCGTCATCCGGATTCCTCGCGCTCATGAGTGCAGGACCGGCAGAGATTGACAAGATGACCGCATCGCTTGAGAACAGCGGTGGCGCCTCCGCTACGGCGGCCGCTGCCATGAAAGATAACCTCAAGGGTGCGATGGAAGAAATGGGCGGAGCGGTTGAGACGCTTCAAATTAGTATCGGAACCGCCCTTACGCCCGCGATTCAAGCGGCGACCGTGTTCGTCACCGGACTCGCCAACGCCTTCAACGGCTTGTCACCACAGATGCAAAGCATGATTGCTATCGGCGCGGCGGTCACGGCGGCGGTGTTACTACTTGGCGCTGCGCTCGGGGGCATCTTGATGGTCGTTGGTGGCGTCATGAGCGCTATTGCAGCACTTGGTGGCGTCATGGCGATTCTCGGCACGGCGCTCGCTGTACTGACGTCGCCCATCACGTTAACAATTGCCGGACTCGTCGCGCTTGGTGCGGCCTTTGCGGTCTTATGGGCCAAGTCACAGACTTTCCGTACCGTCGTCACGCAAGCGTTCACCGCGATTCAGCAAGCGGCCATGCAAGTCTTCAATTTCATTCGTCCTTACGTCATCCAAGCCATCACGGCGATTCAAACGAGCGTGTCGCAAGGTCTGAACGCGATTCGTGCCTTCTGGCAACAGAACGGGGCGCAGATCATGACAATCGCGCGCGCGGTGTGGTCGGTGGTGCAAACCATCTTCTCGACGTACCTGGCGAACATCGTCGCGGTGGCGAAAGCAGGATTTACCGTGCTCGCGGCTGTCGTCAAGACTGTGTTCAACGTCATCAAGGCGGTCGTCACGACGGTCATGAAAGTCATCGGCGGCATCGTGAAGACTGTCCTCGCGGTCATGCGTGGGGATTGGAGCGGGGCGCTCAACGCCATCAAAGGAATCGTCAGCGCCGTGTTCAACGGCATCCGTAGCGTCGTGACCTCGGTCATGAACGGGATTCGGAGCGTCATCACGAGCGTGTGGAACGGCATCAAGTCGACCGTGACAAGCGCCGTCAACGGCATCAAGTCCATCGTCACGAGCGTGTTCAACGCACTCAAGAGCACAGTATCGGGCGCGATGAACGGCGTACGCACCGCAATCGTCGACGGATGGAACCGGGCGAAGTCGTTCTTGTCGAGCATCGACCTGTCAACCATCGGACGGCAAATCATCCAAGGGCTTGTCAACGGGATTCGAGCCGCTGCCGGCGGTATCAGTGACGCAGTTTCCGCCATCACCGACAAGATTCCGGCGACGATCAAGAAACTCATGGGCATTCACTCGCCGTCACGCGTCACCATGGCGCTCGGGAAGCACACGGCGAACGGTCTCGCCATCGGGATTCGAAAGAACGGCAAGGGTGCGGCAAACGCGGCGGCCCAGGTCGCACGAAACGTCACAGAGAAGATGAAGAACCTTGAAGTGAAGTATGACACGAAGAAACTGTCTCCGACGGCCTATATCGCCGGACTCAAGAAGATCGCGAGCCAGTTCAAGTTGACGGGTGACCAGTCGCGCAAGATGCAAAAAGAAATCTACGCGGCGAACCAGGCGCTCGACAAGGCGGACGCCAAACGATCGAAAACGCGCATCCAGCAGGAACAGAAAGTCATGGCCGCGCAGACGAAGGCGCTCGCCAATTACAAGAAGCAATTCGCGGACCTCAAGAGTTCATTCAACCCGGCTGACCTGTTCAGTGCTGCCGGACAAGGTGACACGACGGGCAAGGAGTTGTTGGCGAACCTCCGTACGCAAGTGTGGGCGCTCGACGACTACCGCAAGAACATCGTACGTCTCGCGAAGCGTGGCGTCTCGGGTGGGTTGCTCGACGAGCTTAAGACGGCCGGCCCGAAAGCGTCGGAACAGATCGCGGCACTTGCCAAGCTCTCACTCAAGGATTTGAAGGCGTACATGTCGCTGTACAGCAAACGCAACAAAATCACGAGCGACATGGCGAAGAATCAACTCAAGTCACAGGTAACGAAGTCGAAAGCGGCGCTCAAGACGGCGCAAGGACAGGCGAAAGGCGAGAAACTCAACGAGAAGGTGCTCGAGAACGTCATCGTGCTCGATGGCAAGGTCATCGGTCGTAGCGTGCAACAATACGTCGACGACGGGCAACGCAAGAAACTCAACGTCAAGACGGCGATCAGCGGGGTGAGAACGTGAAGGTATGGATTGAGAAACTAAACGGCGACATCATCGACCTCGAATCAATCGGGGTCTTTTGTCGTGACTTCGTGCCGGAATCCCCGGACTACGAGCACGAGTTCGCCACCCTGCCCGGACGCTCGGGCAACATCGACAATGGCTCACGCTACGCCTCCCGTCGGGTCAAGGCGTCGTTTTACCTCAAGGCGATGAGCGTCGACAGCTACGCCATGTCCCGCGACCGCGTGTATCGCGTCCTCGACAGCAAAGAGGCGTACTACATCGTCGAGAGCCGGACGCCATGGAAGCGGCGCAAGGTGAAGCTCGCGAGCCCGTTCGAGATGGAACAGACGCGCATCTACGGATTTTTCGAAGTCGAATGGGAGACAGTCGGCATCCCGTTCGCAGAGAGTCGTCTCACGAGCCGACAACCGAAGGAATGGCAGAACTCCGGTTGGTATTGGGGCTCCGGCATCCGTTGGGGCGAAGGCATGAACCTGTTCGACTCGTCATCCTTTACCGTGCATAACGCAGGGGACGTCGATGTCGTCGGGACAGAAGCGATGCTCAACATCGAATTTACAGGGCCGTCGTCCAACCTCACCATCACGAACCTCACGACGGGGCAGAGTTGGGCGTATAACGCGAAGACACTGGCGGGGGATGTCATTACCCTAACGGGTGTCCGCAAGCTCAAGAACGGCGCTTCAATCGTCTTGGACAGCGGGCGGACGGTGTTCAAACTCGCGCCGGGCGACAATCAATTTCGAGTCACAGGAGCGACCGGGGCGTTCACAATCAGCTTCGAGTTTCGCTACCTGTACACCTAGGAGGGCGTCATGCTACTCATCACAGACTTACAAGGGAATACCGAGGCGCTCGTCAGTGTCACGTCCCTCAAACGAGTGCGCGCGGTCAATGGTGAGCGTTCCCTCACCTTCACGGCGTTCTTGCAAGACGCGGACGCATTCGGTTACGAGGCGTTGCAGGGCGAGAGTGTCGTCGAGTTCGAGGGCGAGCGTTACGTCGTCCGTGACGTGCACGAGGAGGCGCTTGGCGAAGGGCGCATGAAAGAGGTCGCTTGCCTACACGAGTTCTTCGTCAAAATGCTCGATGATTGGCTGTATACGACGCAGACGGGTACCCTGTCCCTCACATCGGCGCTCAATACCGTGTTCAACGGGACGGGATACACGTTCCAAATTATCGGCACGTACAGCAACAAGGAGTTCGAGAACTTCGGGGATGACACCCGTTCCGCGTTGTTCCAGAATTTGTTGAATCGGTGGGGGCTTGAGTTCGAACTGTCCGGCAGTCTCGTGCGCGTCATGCAACAGGTCGGACCGGACACGGACTACCAACTACGGTACAACCACAACTTGGCGGCGTTGTCCTATGACGAGGATTGGAGCAACCTCACCACCTACGTCAAAGGGTTCGGCAAGCCGTTATCTGACGGGACGTTCGAGGTGCAAGGCGAGTACTTCGCTCCGACCGTCTCGCTATACGGCATCAAGCACGCCAAACCGGTGCGGGATGAGCGGATCACGACGGTCTCGTCCCTCAATGCGGCCATGCAAGCGGCCGTCTCGCCGTACCCGATTATCACCATCGAACTCGACCTCGTCGTCTTGCGACAAGAATCCGGCTATGACGCGTCTCCTGCTGAGGGGGCGCGTTTGTTGTTGGTGCACGAACCGCTTGGTCTCGACCTTGTGACACGCGTCATGCAAATCGCGGACACGTTCGAGTGGCGAGATGGCGAATTTAAAGTTATCGACACGGAGCTGACGCTCGCGAACCTCAAGAAAGACATCACGGACGTGCAAGCGCAGTTCTCGGCCACGAAAAAGCAGGTGGATAAGGTCTTCACGGCCTCAGGCGTGGTCAACACGCAGGTGCTCGATGCGGACGTCAAAGCGGCCGTCCAACAGATGCAACAGATCACGAGCGAGCTGCTCGCGCAAGGTGGCCTTCGTGCCATCTCGCGCACGGCTGCAAACCGGCGTGTCGTCTTTACGGCCGAGGGAATCGGCACGAGCCTAGACGCCGGCGCAACGTATGAAGAAGCGCTGACGGCCGAGGGGGTCAACCTTACCAACAGCTTCGGCAATCTTCCTGCGGAACGGGTGGACGGCTTACAAGCGTCACTGGACGGCGTGTACGGACGAGTAGATTCACTTGAACTCATCGACGCCGGCACTCGCCTCACGAACCTTGAGGATGAGCAAGGGGCGCGGTTGGAAAGTGCGCGCGGGACGACATTAGAACGCCCGACGCTGACGACAACGGACGACGGCTTTATCTACTACGACCGCGACTTGCTCAAGTTGATTCTTTGGAACGGTACAGCATGGACGAACGTAGACGGAACAACATTATAAGGAGTGACGCGCATGGCAAATTATCCATACCGGGATTTAGGAATCCCATTAGATTTAGAGAATTGGGAAGCGCTGAACAGAAATTTTGACGATATTGGTACAGACGTTTCGCAAATTCAAACGCAAGTTAATGCGCTAGTAATCAGTGGTGATTCTTCTCCGGAGGCGGCACAGGCTCGTGTCGGTTCAAACGGGGGATTATATACCACATTGAAGATGAGATTAGACGCGGAAAATGTTGAATTAAATCAAAAATATTTCAATTTAAACGAGGAGATTAGTAATAATCAAACAATCGTTTTGGATCAGTTAGCGGAAAAATTATCCAAAGGAGATGTGGCGGTATCGGATATTGACAAAAACAAAGGCAAGTTCGATCAAACGTATATGACCGACGGTTTTTTGCAACAGATTGCCGGTACAGCCCCAATCAACGCCGTTCCTGCCGATTACTCCATTACAACCAAAAAACTGGCGTTTGATCCAGTTATCGGTACGCCGTCAAAAAACTTGTTCGATAAATCGACCGCTATCAACGAAAGTTGGTTACTGTCCACAACGGGAGCTGTTTTTTCCGCGCCGGATTATTTCGCAAGTCAGCCGATACCTGTAACGCCAGGTGCAACTTACAGCATCTCGCCAATCAGCGGAAACACGCGTGTCGTCTTTTATGATACCAATAACGCGTTACTAGCTTTGCATGACAACAAAAACACGTTTGCCGCTCCGGCTAACGCCGCGTATGCGCGTTTGGGGAATGGGAACGCAACCCTTAACACCACACAATTCGAAAAAAACGCCACTCCTACAGCGTATGCACCTTTCGGGGCCACATTGGACGGAAGTCAACTGGCGCCAAACTCGGTGACGCACAAAGAGATTAGTTTCTTTGCCCCGCCCGAACGCTTGTATAGTTTTAAAGATGCGTGGATTGCTTGGGAAAATAACGAGCGCTTCCCTGTCGGCTTTCTAGGCGATAGCACGACTGACGGCGCGGGAACATCGGTGTTTACCGACGCGAACCGGCATGAAGCGCAAGACATTGCGGCCGGTGGTTTCGGTCGCGTGGATTACATCAACACGAAGGCATACCCATACTTGCTCGAACAGCATATCAAGCAGGAGACGGGACAGACCGCACCACGGATTTACAACATCGGCTATTCGGGAACCTACTTCGACTGGGCAAAACCGAAGCTAGATGACATCTTCGGCTATGCCTATAGTGACGTCAAGATGGTCGGCATCAGTTACGGCATCAACGACCGGACGCGCGTCTCGAACGTGAAAGACTATGAAGCGATGATGCGGAGCAATCTCGATTATTTCATCAATTATTTCTTCAACAAAGGGATTCAACCGTTCATCGTCACATCACAGGCGACCGTGGAGCCGTGGGATCAGTTTGAAGGCACGTATCCATTGCGGACTGCCGAAGACATCAATTCCGTCGCGAACCGAGTCAAACGCGAGATGGCGAACAAGTACAACCTCGAAGTCATGGAGATGACTGACTTCGGTGAACACGCATTCCTGTACAGCCAGTACACGTTGACCGAACTGGTCAACGACACGTTGCACTTTAGCGACAAAGGGAACGAACTCGAAGCGGGTTACTTGTTCAGCAAACTTTGCCCGCGCGTTATCGTCACAAAAGACAGCGAAATCCTCGGATTCTCGTCGCAAAAAGTGAAGTCGTTCGTTCCTACCCAAAAAGGGACGACCATTTTCTACCTCAACCCGTTCGAGGATGGGTTCAAGGTCAAGGCCAACTACACGAAGGCGGACACGAATGATTTACTCATTCAAGATTTTTGGGTACTGAATTACAGCAAAAAGCAACTCACGCTCAAAGCGTTCTTGACGTCCGCCGGAAGCCAATACGTGAAACTTAATGGGGCGGACATCAATTTGACGTCGAACGGGCAGACGCTCGGGACGCTAGATGTCGGTTTGCATCGCATCCAAGTGTTCTCCGGCGCATCGGCCACGGTCGATTTCAAAGGGTTCACACTCACGTAATCTATGTAGGTATTGGATGATTATACGCCATAAAACAAGCGCTCCCTCGGGGCGCTTTTTGTTTTACCCACACACACTCAACTCACAGCTAGGGGGTCATCACTTGTCGCAAAACGAAGGGGTGAACGAATTGGAACTCTTACGCGAACAGGTCAAGGGTCATCAGCGTATCTTGGAAGAGCACACGGATATCCTGAAACAGCACGCCGAGTCCTTCGAGGACGTCATGCGAAAACAGAAAGAACACGACGACCAGATCAAGGAAATCAATGCGAACTATTTAAAGTTAGAGAACGTCATTTACAGCGAGAACAAGGAGACCCGCAACACAATGCAAGTCACGACGGACCGTCTCTTTCACCTCATCGAACAAATGACAGGTCAAAAACAGGCGTCTACAGCCCTTGAATACGATTTTAAAAAAGCGGCACTCGAAGTGTCAGATAAAAAGTCACAACGACTGTGGGAATGGTTCGGCAAGGCAGCAGGAGCGGGCGGTGTCATCGCGCTCGTCGTCGCGGCGTTGTTGCAGTTACTCGGACAATAGGAGGTTTAACTATGGACAATCAACGATTCATCGCATTCGCACGACTCACCGTCCCGTTCTACGCGCTCGTCAACGCCTTCTTACTCTCGCTCGGTTACAATCCCATGCCGTTTAGTGACGAAGAGGTCACAGCCGCCGTGAACACAGTCATCGGGGCAGTCGGGACATTGTACGTCTGGTGGAAGAACTCAAACGTGACACGGGAGGCACAGGAAGCGCAACTGATCTACGACCAAGTGAAACGCGTGAAACAGGAAGTGACCGTGACGAAGGAGGAAGACAAATGAGTTACAAGGTCCGTCAGCTCTGGCTCGACCCTGCCAAGTACCACATCAAGGCGCCACACGCCATGAAAGCCAAATACATCACGATCCACAACACGGCGAACGACGCGAGTGCCGCTAACGAGATTGCATACATGCTCCGTAACTCGAACGCCACCTCGTATCACGTCGCGATTGACGACAAGGAAGCAATCGAGTCTATCCCGTTTAGCCGGAACGCCTGGCACGCGGGTGACGGGGCATACGGCAAAGGAAACCGCGAATCAATCGGGATTGAGATTTGCTACTCGAAGTCGGGCGGGAAACGTTATGAGGAGGCGGAGGCAAATGCGATTGAATACACCGCACGTGCACTGGTCCAGTTGGGACTCCCAGCTTCCGCCGTGAAGTTTCATCAAGAGTGGAGCGGGAAGAATTGCCCGCACCGGATTCTCGACGAGAAACGCGGTAACGCCTTCAAGCAAGCTATTGCGAAGCGATACGCCGAACTTAAGAACCCGAAACCTGCATCGAAACCCGCCGCACCAAAACCATCCGTGAAGCCTGTCGAGAAAATCAAAATCGGCTCGCTCATCACGAAAAATGACGTCGCCACGTATTCACGCCCGGACTGGGATGCGAAGACGAGCCGCGTCATCAAGAAGGGGCAGAACCGTCACGTCTACGGCATTGACCGCGGATGGTATCAACTGTTCAACGGTGACTGGCTCCCGTCGGAATACGGCGAGAACTTCGACTATATGCCGCTCAAGAAACCCGAACCGGTCAAGAAGCCGGAGAAAGTGTTGAAACGCGTCATCGTCGACGGCAAGCAAGTCGGCGCCTTTGCACAACCAGAGAGTGTCCTACGCGGCGTCTCCGAGGCGCTCGACGACAAGGCGAAGACCATCACCATCAAAGATGTGTAATCACGACAAAACCCCACTCGCTTGAGTGGGGCCTTTTTTATTTGCAGATAAAAAGCCCTCTGGCGAGAGCTCACTTGGCTAGCTTGATCCGTTTATCCTGCGTCACGTACTTGGTGACCGAGCCTGTTTGCTCCACCGTCACCGCGTGCAGCTTGCGCAATAACTCCTCGACTTCCTTCGCCGTGCCTGAAATCGCCACTTGGGTCCCACCGATGACCGCGATTTTCATGATGCCCTCCTATCTAGTTGACTAGACGACTTATATACTACAAGTTACCCCGTATATAAGGAAGGGAAACTTTCGAAAATTGCACACGGATTGCACATTGCACATCCAATTACCCGTTTTATCCATATGCTTTTGGAACATCTTCATAAGCAGAAAGCTATATAACCCTCGCGTTTCATACGTTTTTTTGACAGTACTATCGCGGTAGTCTATAATTAGCAATTGTGTATAGGACTTTAGAAATGTAACTTAAAGGAGCTTCATGATTATGTCGAATGCAAAGAAAAGAATCTCGCTCACGATTGACGCTGACTTAGACCAGGTCATCACAGAGCGTGCGAAACAAATCGGGATCCCGAAAAGTGCCCTCGTCACGTTCGCGACAAGCCTCTTCCTCAACCAATTGCGGGCCGAAGAAGTATTGTCAGGCGACACGAATGCCATCTATCAGGTCATCCGTAAAGACTATGAACTGCTCACGAGCGTTGATAACTTAGACAAATAATTGCGAAAGGCTGACTCCGGTCAGCCTTTTTTGGTTGCATCCGGCCCTGAAATTTGGAATAGTGGTTATATTGAATTCGAATGGAGGTCGTTCCAATGGGGCAAATCTTGCTCATCCTAGTATTACAACTCGTCTATGTACCGGTGCTGACGCTTCGTACCATCATGCTCGTCAAAGGAAAAACGATGATTGCGGGGCTGTTCGGTACGCTTGAGACGCTTATCTATATCTTCGCGCTCGGCATCGTGTTCCAAGATTTGACGACACTCGGGATGATCGTCTATGCGGTCGGCTTCGGACTTGGGATTCTCGTCGGCGGTTACGTCGAGCGGAAACTTGCGATCGGCTACAATATGATTCAAGTCCACACACAAGAGTTCCCGGCCGAGCTCATCCAGAAGATGCGCGACAGCGGCTACGGGGTGACACACTACCAAGGGCAGGGACGTGACGGCATCCGCTATCGTCTCGATGTCTTGGCAGCGCGGACACGGATGAAAGATTTGCGCCAAATGGTCGAGGAGTATGAACCGAAGGCGTTCCTCGTCGCTTTCGATCCAATCGACTTTAAAGGCGGCTATATGATGAAAGGGCTCCGACGCCCGAAATGAACAGGACGACTCACGAAAGTGGGTCGTTTTTTTCGTAGGACGGGGAATAGACGTACAAAGGGGATGAGCGGGTTGAGACGAAAAGGATTATGGATTGTTGTGATTGGGTTGCTCGTGGTCGGCGGGGCGTTGTACGCCACCTCGTTTTGGAACTCGGAGTCGTCACTGAAACCACCGCTCCCGACGGTCCGGGTCGGAACCGTGACCGCGGAAGTGAAACAGTCGACATTCTGTTGGTCGGACGGGGGCGAGGCGGTATGCGAGGACCACGCTCTGCCGGAGGCGGATGACCTACAGCTCGTGCCGGTCGAAGCGGGTACCGAGATTGATGTCGAGTTCCACGCCGAGCCGTCGAACGCCTCGTTCCATCAACTCGTCGATGGGGAACTTGTCCCGGCTGAACCGGTCGTGCCAGACGAGCCGGGCGTCTATGTATTCGAGACGGGCGGGGATTGGCCGCAAGGCGATAGCCGCTATGTATTCGGGGTCGAGGTCAAAGAATAA